CGTTACAGAAATGTACTTGATCAATACTTCAAGCTTGATTTTTCTAAGTGCGTTAAATCACCTAGATTTCCAAGTTTTGATGTGTTTGACAAGTACATTCGTGACAATCTTGTTTTTATACCAGAACAGATGAGAATATATTATAATCTCGCTCGGTTCGGATATGACAAACAAGTTTCTCCTTACCTTTTTTCCCATCCAGAGCGTTTTGAAGCGATCCGGGTTTGGATAAATGGTGTAAAGAGAAAAGACCTCTATAGGCGTCAAAATTCTCTCGATCTTCTCACGAAGATAGAAGGAGTTTATCAGACTATAAGAGGTTTTGTCACAACATGCTTCAAGCGTGTTCCTGATCGAATCTGTCGATTCCTCAGGAATAAATTACCTTATTTATTGTTTGAGTCTCCTGACTCAATGATTAGCGAGTGTAAATCATTCGCCAATTATTGTGAAAAGAGATTCTTTGATAAAGAAGGTGAACTCTCGGGCTCATTTAGGGTTTTTCTTCCTTATTTGAGTGAAAGAGTTTGCGCTTGGGGCAGGTATATTGTCAGATCACTTCCTCACGGACCAGAACCTACTGTATATTCATACGTAGATAGGGTTAGTGAGGAAGGCATTGTGGATCCTGATTCTAAAGATAGATTCTTAGAATTTATCTCTGGATGGCTTCCGATGCATAGATCCGACAAACCGACTGTTTTGACTATTTCGAGTAGGAGTTCTCTTGAGAGAACCCGAAAGAAAGGAGGTCAAAGCAGTCTTTATTCTCATCTTATCAAGTATCAGACTTGCCGGCTTAGAGCCGGGCTTAAGTCGATTCCTGATAGATGGGCTTTGTCTAGCTACTTTTGCAAGACTTTGGTTTTTGGTGAACAACAAACTGAGAAGTTTATGGTTGAACGCCAAACTGATTACTGGTATTTTCCAGTAACTCTTACCAAGGTCATGAAAAGTGGACGAGTTCTTAGTCGACCCTTCAAAGAAGCGGTCAGCCGAGAATGGTTCGTCGGTCAAGCTAGGACAATTTTGTTAACTGCTGCTTGTTGGAATATAATTACATTATTCCCAAG